TAGAATCGTTGTAGACAGCCCCATTGATACTTACAGTGGTTATGGTTCCCGTGCAAGAGATTTCGCAAGAGAGTTGCTTAAAGCAGCCAATAAAGAAGATATAATTTACTTTATCAGTAGACCGTGGGGAAATACCCAAACTGGGGTGTTACACCCTACCAAAGACTGGGAGATTTTTTCTCGACTTACCGATGAGCGTGTGCTTCGGGACAAAGAAAATCCTGTTGATATTTACATTCAAATCTCTGTGGCTAATGAATTTGTACGGAGAGGTAAAGTAAACATTGGCGTTACCGCAGGTATTGAAGCTCATGTCATGCCTTTAAATTGGATTCAAACCAACGAGAGAAATGAGCCAGGTGGAATGAACGTAATGGACTGTGTTATCTTTTCTTCACAAAACTTATCTAACCATCTAATGAATACCGTTGTAGGCATCAAAAGAACATTGTCCGATGGTAAGGTTGATATGATGGAAGTTAAGCCTACGGTTCAAACTGGCGCTCTGATTGAAGCATGTGAACTTAGTAAGCCTCTTGAACAAATACGTGAAGATTCTACTCACTTAGACTTGTATACTGACTTAAACAACCTATTAAAAAGTGAGGTTAATTTTCTTTATGTAGGTTCTTGGCTGGGCCATACAGGAGCCAAGTCTGCTATTAGTTCTTCCAAAGACAGAAAAGATTTGAGTGGTACAATTAAATGTTTTATGAAAGCATTTAAGCACGTGAGCAATAAGCCCGATGCTGAGCTATCTCAAATTGTTCTACCTTCATTGGTTATTAAAGCTAACATTACCAACCAATCCATTGTAGACTATTCAAAAATAAAACGAGTAGTTACTACACTCGTTGATAACATTAAGACAGCAGCAAGTGTGCCTAACAATAAAAAGATAGTGTGGCCTGAAGTCCATGTATTGCATGGTGACTTGAGCGAAGAAGAAATGGGGTGTCTGTACACCCATCCAAAAATAAGTGCTATGATATCTACAACACATGGTGAAGGCTGGGGTCGTCCTTTACTTGAAGCTATGCTACATGGATTGCCTGTGATTGCGCCTAAAGGATTTGGTGGTCATTTGGACTTCTATGGGGCCAACCAATACATGCACAAGACATTAGGCTTGGATGGTGTGATGGAAGGCATACCGCCAGTAGCACGAGAAATCAATCCTTTTTATGCTGATGGTGCACAATGGTTTGTAGCCTCCGAAAAGGATGTAGTTACTAAATTGAAATATGTTGCAGAGAATGTACAAACTATCAAAGCACTATGTCAACCGACGGTCGAGTTCAAAAAGACATTCTCGTTTAAGTCGATGAGAACTCACATTCATTCTATTGTTAACAGTTTGAATCCTTCTATGGCAGTCTTCAATGATAGCTTTACTACTATCAAATCCAAAGCAATAGGCGTGTGTATGCTTGTAGGGAACGAACCATTTAAAATGGTTAAAGAGAGACTTGATACAATGGTAGGTGCACAATCTAAAAACTACATTAATGATATTCTGTTAGTGTTTGACACTACATCCAATAACAACTCTCATGCAAGTATCAAAGAATACATCACTTCTTCGCTACCAACTGGGGCCGTGATGTGTGTTGATAACGCTCTCAACGGAGACTTTGCTGCACAGCGCAATAAAGGCAATGAACTCTTACAAGATGCTAACGCATATATTCTACACCTCGACCCTGATGAACACTATCAAGATGATTTCTTTGAGAAATTGGCACTTACGGTGCAAGTTAATCCTGATGTAGATGTCTTTGCTTTTTGTAGAGAAAACACGTTAGATGATATGACACCTGCGGAAATAGTTAATGATTTAGGATTTAACGTGGATGCGCAAGGCAGAGTGAACTGGCCTGACTATCAAGTTCGGTTACAAAAGTCTGCGTCTTCTACTGCACAAGTACTTCATATGCATCCTATTTGGAATGGTAAAGTGCATGAAAGATTGATTGGTTATTTCACATTTACTATCATCCCTGATACGGTAGCTCTTATTAAGCATCATAAGACCAAAGAAAGACAGCTTAGCCAAAACGCTTTATATAACGAATTAGCTAAGCTGTAATTTACAACGCTAAGTTTGGGGTGGACGTTATTAGTTTACGACCTTCATCCCAAACTTAGCCAATTCCTTTTTAAGGTGTACTGCTTCTTTTGATTTGATGTAAGTAAGAACTCCCTCAACACCACTCTTCACAGCTTCTTCGCCTGCCGATTGGGCTATAGCAGCCTTTGCAGCTATAAGACTTCCACCACCTGAGTATAAAGCCAATAGTGCTATAACGAGCAAGAGACCCCCTGCTTCTGTTTTTTTAACAAAATCGGGTTTTACTTCCCCATATAATTTTTTAGAAGCAGCTTCACCAAATTTCTTGAAAATCCAAGTGATGCCTTTTTCTATCTTTTTAGCGCGTGACATAAGAGCATCAACTAATACACCAGTTTTAGCCTTTTCTGTACCAGCTTTAATTTGCTTTCTTTTTCCAAAGTTAATGATGAACTTAATAAGCTTAGCTAATGCCTCTAAGATTTTTGGTGAAGAAACTACCAATGACAGAGCAAACATACCCGTAAGCGCTTCATTTAATTCGCCCTCGTTAATCTTGTTAAGTTCAGCAGCGAGTTTAGGGTTGTTTTCGCTTCCTACTTCGATAGCCGCATCAATACTTTCTTCTTCAGCAGCATCAATTTGACCAATCTTTTTCATCTCTGATTCAAACTCTTTCATAAAGTCATCAGCCAATTCATCATCATTTTCGGCTTCAAAAAACAATGAGTATTTTTCTAACGATTCGCTTCTTTTTGAAGCAGAACGAGTAGGTTCCTCTGTGTATTGACCCTCATAGTAATAGTCGTCTTCATCTTCATCAATGATTACTTCTTCTTCATCTTCGTCCTCGATTTCATCATCATCTTCGGCTTCGCTCATAGATAATGGATAAGAGAATGCTGATGACGATTCGTTATAACGCTTATTACGGCGCGAATCTCTGTTTCGTAAAGAGACAGGTATAAATGGGTTGTTGGTAGTCATGCTATTATTACGTTTCATTGTGATGATGCTATTATTTTATCTGTTGCTAAATATGTCAGTAATTAGTCTGTGCATGTTTTGATATTTAGTACTTTCAATATTTTTATGACTATTAGCGTAATTTTCATGAAGTTTAGATAAAAATGCTCCATGTGTAGATGGTGAAGAAACCATATCAAACGCTTTAATGTCGAGTTGGTCAACTATCATTGTACCATCGCTATCAGTGTAAACACTGCCGTCGGCTCTTGATGAGATACCCAAAGGGCATCCGCTATCCAATAGTCCTTGAATGATGGCTCCTTGTGGCGTTTTTAATACTTCCAATATACCAATCAAGTCATCGCCTTGCCAGTACACATCAATCATATTAACACAGATGTTAGGTAACAATACCGTGCTACGCTCAGGATGTTCTATTTCCCCCCAAGCAGTTCTGGTATTTATATTAGTTGCTCTATATTTTTCAATAGCTTCTTCTAATAATTCTCTTGGATAAACTCTGCCATTTTGGTTCAATGAGTTGGCGCGTTGAACTATTCCTCCTATACGTGTAAGATTGAGTGGGTTAGGCAAACTACACTTAATGCCCATAGACTCTATCCCTTCGTTAAGTCTTACCATAGACGACGGGGCAATATCAATTAAGAGTTGCTTAACGCTATTATGTTTAGTAGGCTGTGCCTGTGACGGCGTTGTCGTTAATTCCATATTATTATGTTTAATTTAATTGAACTGTTTATACATAGACTGCTTAATTAGTAAGACTTTATCTCACAGGCCATTTTGTTTTTTCTCTTCTAATAACATGCCCATCAAATTGTGTAGGATTGAATGGAGTGTCCCATATAGGTGTATGGTCTGACTCTATATATTTTCCGTTATTATCATACTTAGCGCCTTTAACTCTGTTGTAAGCACCGTTGATAGTAGCTACTTTATCTCCGACCTTTCCAAAAGCAAATGGAGTGCTTAGCGTATCAAAATTGTCGGAAGTTATAGATGGGCCTTCGCCTCCCATGTCTCCACCACCTTCGCCGTCTTCACTTAATAAAGCATCTTCGTCAATGGCTGAGAATATGTCCGTATCATCATCGTATATGGCACGTTCAATATTTCCTTTAGGAATTTCAATTTCCTCATCATCTCCTTCATCTTCTATATCTTCACTTTCATTATAATTGTTACTACCGTACAACAAGACCTCGCGCAGTCTAAACCCGTCTTGAGATGTTTCACCATTACCATAACTACTACCGTTGTATGACGGTGATGCGCCATTAGCCCTTCTTTGACGCTCACGAACCTCATTTAGACCTTGCGTAGTATATTTCAAACGCGCACGTTCTCCCAGTAGAAAAAGAGTAGGGTTCTTTTTTCTAAGAGCCGTCTTATAATTTTCATTTTCGAGTTTTAATCGCTGTTGGGTATTCTTTGGTACTCTTAACATAACAGATATTATTATTCTTGGGCCAATTGCTCAGCTAATTCGATGTAGCGCAATAGATTGGTTATTTGTGATTCGTTAATAGGATTGATTTTAACTTTAGAATTTTGAATGATAGTGTTAATATCAACTTCTATAAGTTTTGCCAAGCCTTGAATCTTGATATTCAACGCAGTATCAGGTGTATTCGATGCTTCCAACAGAGGTATGATTCTCTTGCACTCATCAATATAAATTTCAGTAAACTCTTTAACACCTTTTGTAAGGTATGTATTGATGACAAACTTCTGTGATTCATTTAGAGAATCATATTTATCATTGAATTTTCTAATCATTAATTTATAAGCAATGTTCAACATCTGTGGCGAAAGATTTTCTACCAACTTGGAAGTCTCTTCTTGTGCTTCGCTGTCTGACGTTTCAAGTAAAGACTGTGCTTCTGATTTTGGCTTATAGCATTCGGTAATCTGTGTACGAGCTTGCATGTAATCTTTGGGAGAATCGCTTGCTGCATAATTTAATACCTTATATGCCGATGCTAACTCTTTATAGTTATTCACAGGAGCTTTCATAAATTCATTAATGTTATAATGCTTAGAAATATCCTTTACAAGATTGTACCTCAATTTATCTAATGAAGTGTTATCTAAATTTTTATAGGCACTGATGGTAGCTTCTAAAAATAGATTAGCTTCAATGTCATTTCTTTCTACCCTTTCAAGTAGATTTCTATAAAGTATAACTTCTTCCGAGATTAATTTGTTTTTTGAGAAATGCTTACGCAAAATCTTGTAGGCATTGCTCGTGCCTTTGCCTTCAAATAACTCTTTAGCAATATTGCTTAAAAGTTGTTCGTAAATCAGTGCTGTGTTTTTCAGCTTTTTATGTTGGAGCTTCATTGTACTGTTGCTATTAAATGGGTTGTGAGAAATTACACACTACGATTATTATTAAATCAATCGTAATAATCGTACTTAGTGCAGTCTAACGTCTTAATTTAGGTGGTTTACTAACACGTTTCAATTCTTTACGCCCTAATGGGTCGGCACCTCTTGGATGCCTTGGTTGCCCATAACCAGCCCCTTTGCTTCTATCAGAATCTGTGCGCAGTAAAGGATTTCTTGTGTCCGTTGGTTTAGTAGAAGGGTTGGACTTAGAAGGAGCTACTTTAAGAGGTTTAGTCTTTGTGCTATCTTTCAAAGGTTCTTCATCTTCTTCGGTATCATCTTGGGGAGCAAAGTCAGAGAAGTCCAATTCAGTATCATCGGTTTCATCCGCAGGTGCTGTATCGACATCTACTTCAACTTCTTGTTCTTGTTCTTCGGTATTATCATCGTTATCATTTGGTGCGAAATCCGTAAAGTCTAACTCAGCATCAGGTTCTTCTTCTGCATCATCAATCTCTACATCTTCTTCGCTCGGAGCAAATTCTTCAAAGTCTAATTCGGCATCATCTACTTCTACTTCGATTTCTGTTTCGACATCTGCATCAGCGTCGTCTGTTGGAGCGAACTCTTCGAAATCGAGTTCGTCATTACCATCAGGTTCAGCATCCGCTTCATTTTCTGCATCAGCGTCGTCTGTAACGATAAATTCATTAAAGTCTAATTCAGATTCTTCACCTTCTGTCTCATCTTCGGTAGGTGCTTCTATTTCTTCCACAGCAGGTTTTTCATCAACTTCGTCGGATGGGGCAAATTCCTCAAAGTCTAACTCTTCTCCCTCAGTGGCAGTAGTATCATCTTCTTCTGTTTCTGTATCAGCTTCAGGTTCTTCTTGTTCGGTAGTCGTGTCTTCTTCATCACTTGGAGCGAATGCACTAAAATCCAATTCGTCATCTTCAACACCATCCGTTGCGGTATCTTCACTACCTTCTTCTTCAGTTTCGGGCGTTGTTGGTTCTTCTTCGGGTACATCCTCTTCACTTGATTCTTTATCACCAGTAGGTTCAGGTTCGCCCTCATCAGCATCTGCCTTATTAGCTTCATCCTGTTTAGCTTGTGCTTCCTCTATTGCTTTTTGTTCTGCCTCTAATTTGTCGTTAAACCATTGTGGATAATCGCCACCATTTTGAAGTATAGAAGCAATAGTACCAGTCCAACGAGCACTCATTTCTATTTCTTTTTTCTTAGCTTCGATTTCAGTATCGCTATAATTCATTATGTCGCTCCAAATTTCTTCAATAGTCATAAGGCCCGAATCTTTAGCTTGCTGTGCAAGGGTCAAACGAGCAGTCATCAAATCATATTTTTCACGCTCTGTCAACGTAGAGTTACTTGCCATAGTTATCTCCACAGCCATAGCTTCTTCAACATCGAAACCTTGCGCCACTAAGTGAATAATAGCTACCTTTTTAAGTTCGTCACACACCATTCTTTGGAATCGCTCAACGGTGTGAGAGAAACGGATGTCATCGGATGCAGCAGAAGTTTTCACATCTGAACTTTCATCCCAGTTTAAATAACGCTTAGGAATACCTAATGATGCTATTACCATGTTCTTGATGTAGTCAACGTCTTCCGTTCCAGCCCATTGTAGACCTGGAATTGTTTCAATAGAGGTTCCTGTTTGACCACCACGTACAGGCATAACAAAGTCTTCCAACTGGTTCATTTCGTTGTATCTGAGGTTGTACTGACCCGTAACGGGGTCAATCAGTGGGGCACGTTTCATACCATCCATGAATTGCTGAAGGATTTGTTTCTCTAATTGTTTTGGTGTGTTACCAACGTCAATTTTGAACAGTCTTCTATCGCCACTTCGTACTACACGGTGAGTTAACATAGCGTCATTCATGAGTGTCCATGCAGTCCAAGCCCATCTACTCTCTTCAATAACCGCTCTACCATAAGGCAAGAAATTAACGTCACCAGTTAATCTAAAATGTAGCATTTCCGTATCACTTAATGGCTCAAACTGGCCCGTAATCTTGAATTGAACTTCGGTATACCCTGTGTCCATGTCTTGCTCTTCGGCACGTTCAACCATATATGGAGAAATAGGAATAGCGCTTACAATACCGTAGTCAGGTTTGATATTTAATTTTAGATAAGCATCTCCATATTTTAGAAACTGCCTACACCACCCGAACATGTTAGAGTCTATTTGTAAAATATTATAGAATAAGTTATTCACAATTTCTACGGCAGCCTCATCTTCTCCTTTAACGTTAACCATATTGCCATAAGAGTCTTTTGTAGTGATTTCGTCGGCATACAAGTCAAGTGCTTTGGCGATAATGTCTCTATCCATACGCTCGTATTCGTTATACAATTGTGTTTTAGAAGCGAACACACCCGACCCTCCGTATTGTGTACCATGAGAAACTGCCTTTGAGCCGTTAACCATCATACCCGAACTACCACCGAATCCCATACGAGAGGCTCCGAACATACCACCCTCGCCTTGGGTATTGTGAACGTCAACAATCTTGGTCTTGCCCGATTTTAGTCTTACCAAGGTTTTGCCTTGGAACACATTGCTAAGTTTATTTTTTAGTTTTTCATAACGCGCAATTCTATCGTTATGTGAAGAGTCGTTAAATGCGTTGTAAGACGTTGGCATAGGTTATAATCAGGGCTAATGATGGTAATAGTTGGAATAGACTATATAATAAGTTGTATACCGTATATAGTATGCTATTAGCCTATGCCAAATAATATCAATTCCAATAAGAATGCTACTGCTCATTTAAGTGACGAAGAAAAGAAAAAATTAATGCAGGCTAAGATTAATGCTGAAATCATTAAAATGAGAAACGACCCTGTATATTTTTGTAATAATTATTGTAAAGTTATTACGGATGGTAAAAAGGTTGATTTCGTATTGGCCGATTTCCAAGCCGATTTAATGAATAGCTTTCAAAAAAACCAAAAGCATATAATCTTAAAAGCAAGACAGATGGGTATTTCTACATTATGTGCTGCTTATACATTATGGCTTATGCTTTTTTCGTCTGAAAAATCAATCGTTATTACTGCACAAGTGCTTGACCCTACGGCTAAAGATATTTATGATAAGGTTCCTAAAATGTGGGACGAGTTACCTCTTTGGTTAAAGAAGTCGTTAAACGTACATGTCCCTGAAGTCAGAAATACAAGGCGATTCAAATTGAGCAATGGCTCAGTGGTATCGGCGTTCGCATCTACTGGAAACTCTATTGCTGGTCAATCGTCTCTTTCGGTATTGTTTATTGACGAGGCCGCGTTAATGTTGCGTGGCGACAGTTTTTATGATACGGCATCTGCGGCAGTCTCTGGTACAGGTCAAATCATCATTCTTTCTACACCACGTGGTACTGGTAACTTCTTTCATAAAAAATGGGTAGAGAATCAGAACGGCGACAAAGAGTTTGTTCCACATAAATTAAAATGGGATTTAGACCCTCGTAAAACAAAAGACCCTAATTTTAAGCAAAAGGAAATTGAGGATAAAGGCGTAAAAGCTTTTGCACGAGAGTATGACTGCAACTTTGAAGCATCGGGTGATACAGTAATTAACTCAAGTGCGCTTGAATACTATTTTGATTTGGTACGCGACCCTATGGCTGCCGACAGATTACCCACCACTTTAAGAGATATTGTTTATAGCTCTAACGAAGAGTTAAAGATATGGGAGCCGCCATTCAGAGGAAAGAGATATATTGTATGTGCTGACGTTGCACGTGGTGATGGTAAAGACTTCTCTGCGTTCCATGTACTTGATATAGACACTCTAAGACAATGTGCGGAGTATAAAGGATTGATTAGTCCTAAAGCGTATGGACAGTTTCTATTTGAAATAGGTACACAGTACAATGATGCATTAGTAGTATGTGAAAACGCAAACGTTGGCTATTCTACTTTAGAAAAGTTAATGGAAATGAATTATGAAAATCTATACTATACACCAAGAAAAACTAAAGATGGCATCATACTGAATGAGAACGAAGGTGTCCCAGGTTTCACTACATCCGCAGCTACACGGCCTCTTATTATAAGTGAGTTAGAGATGGCTTTCGAAAATAGAATGATTTATACCTTTTCAGAGCGCCTCATGTCTGAACTACAAACTTTTATTTGGACGAGCAAAGGCGCAGGGAAATCTAAGCCCGAAGCGCAAAGTGGATGTAACGATGACTTGGTTATGTCGTTGGCTATTGGCATCTATGTCAGACAAACTAAACTTACGAATCAAAAAAGAACTGATAGTATGGGATACGAAGAGTATGAATTATACAGAACACTTAATGGATGGGACGATACGCTACCACCCGCTCGTGAAGCAAATAATTATAGGAACAATTCAACATCTCTGTTTGAAACACCGACCGATTTTGATAGTAAATCGGATGTTTATTTACCTTACAAGGTTGGAGCCAAGCACACGTATGACCCTAAAAATGCTTCGTCGGTCGAAGACTATTTTGACAATATGTTCGGCGAAGATTAAGCTAAGTTATCGACACGTCTCAGAAGCGGCGTTCTTATCGCTTCAATATTAAAATGGTAGTTGGTATTGCAGCACCTACTATAAAGCCAAGGAAACGTTGCCTACGCACAGTTTTGAGCATCTTACGTCTTTCTTTGTCAACTTCCATTTTGAAATCAACATAACTCTGTATAGTTTCTTTATAATCAGACGCAAGTGCTATTAGGTTTGTATCTAAAAAAGCTATTCTAATGCTATCATTAGTAATTCTTTTTCTTAGATTAACAATACTTGAATCGTATGTCAATACCAACGAGTCCAATAATTTAATTTGTTCCTTGTTAGCTTTCATTTTATTGGCAAGAGCAATGATTTCCTTTTCAGTAAAACATTTTTCGTTCACGACAGTAGGCTGGGCATTAACAGTTGTGTTTGTAAGGCATAAGCATACCATCAAGAATAGACAGATAGCGATAGTGTTTTTAATAATTTTAGTCATAATAATTTTGTTTAATCTTGCAATAGAAATTAGTTATTCGCCTCTTGTTTAAGATAGATGTACGCACTATCACCTTGGTCAGACAAAAAATACTTAGTTGTTTTTACTTGCTTGATTCTTTCCTTGACGGTGACAATTTTGTTTGAATAAAGAGTATCCTTCTCTGAAATTATTTTATTTGAACTATCTAAGGTTATTTTTAATCTCTTGTTCTCCACGAGCAATCCATCGATAGCCAAGTCTTTTGCTTTCAATACACTATCAGATGGATATGTCGTATCTTCTCTGAAAGGAGAATTTGGGCCGAAAGCCACCAAGGCTAAAATCCCTGCTATAATGAGTAAAGATATTACAAGTGCAGCGATGTGTTGTTTTCGTATTGATGATGGGGTAGGTGTTGGGGTCATATGTGTAGATAGACAACAAAATTAACAGAAATTCTAAAATAACAATTTGTTAAAATTAGAACAAGTATTTCGATAACTCATTTGAAATCTTGATAGTATCATTTATAATATCTAATACAGTGTCTGCGTCTAAGGTAGTTTCTTTGTCCGTAAATTCTACGCAAAGAAATCCAAGCTCTTTGTTATTATTGGCTTTTAGAGAGAACATGTAAATACTT